GGTAAAATAAACTGCCCGCGAGCATATAACCCCCACCGGAAGGCGGGGGCAGAGAGGAGGCGGGGAAAGTGTCGCGCGAAATATCAGAAGTTAGTCAGAATTATGACCGAGTTGCCCAGGAAAAGAAGGAGATCAACCGGCTGAAAAAACAGTTCAAAAAAATGCCGGAAAATCTTCTAAAAACGGTCGACGGGCTGATCGTCCAGGCGGCCAGGCTGCGCGTTTCGTTGGACATTTTGTCCGCTGACATCGCGGAGAATGGCATGACGGAGATGTTTCAGCAGTCCGAGAAGGTGGAGCCCTACGAGCGCGAGCGTCCGGCGGCTTCCCTGTTCCTCAAGTGCGACAAAAACTACCAACAAGTCATGAAGCAGTTAACCGACCTCGTCCCGCCGGATCCGACGGCCGGCCGCTCGAAGCTGGGGGCGCTGATGCGGGATGAATAATTCCATCTACGAGTACTACCAGCAGATCGAGGACGGCAGCGTGACCGTGGGCCGCTGGGTGCGCCTCTGGTATGAGTACATCATCCAGGGCTTGCAGGAGAAGCGCTTCGTCTTCGTGCAGAAGAAGGCCAACCGCGCCATCCGGTTCGTCGAGGGATTCTGCCGGCATCATGAGGGCGCGCTCGCTCCGGGCCTGATCCGTCTGGAGCTCTGGCAGAAGGCGCTGCTCTCCGTGCTCTTCGGGATCTGCGACGAGAGCGGCGCCCGGCAGTTCCGCGAGGCTTTCGTGGTGATCGCCAGGAAGAACGGCAAGACCCTGCTGGCCGCTGCCATCGCGGCTTACATGACCTATTTGGACGGCGAGTATGGCGCGCGCATCTACTTCTGCGCGCCAAAGCTGGATCAGGCGCGCCTGTGCTACGACGCCTACTATCAGATGATCCAGAAGGAGCCGGAGCTCTCGTCCATCGCCCGAAAGCGCCGGACGGACATCTACATCGAGGAGAGCAACAGCTCCGCCATGCCGCTGGCCTTTTCGGCCAGGAAGTCGGACGGCCTCAACCCGCACCTGACCGTCTGCGACGAGGTGGCCGCCTGGCAGGGTGATCCAGGCATCAAACAGTACGAGGTGCTCAAGTCCGCGCTGGGCGCCCGGAAGCAGCCGCTTCTGCTGTCCATTTCGACCGCCGGCTATATCAACGAGGGCATCTACGACGAGCTGATGAAACGCTCGACGGCCGTGCTCCAGGGCTCCAGCAAGGAAAAACGGCTGGCGCCCTTTTTGTATACGATCGACGATCCGGAGCACTGGGACGACATCAATGAGCTGAGGAAGAGCAACCCGAACCTCGGCGTCAGCGTGTCGGTCGATTATCTGCTGGAAGAGATCGCCGTGGCGGAGCAGTCGCTGCCGAAGAAGGCTGAATTTTTATGCAAGTACTGCAACGTCAAGCAGAACAGCAGCCAGGCGTGGTTCCCGGCGGACGCCATCAAGAAGGTGTTCGGATGGAACCATACCTTCGAGGACTTCCGGAACTGTTATGCGCTGGGCGGCATCGACCTTTCCCAGACGACTGACCTGACGGCCTGCTGCGTGCTGATCGAGAAGGGCGGCGTGATCTGGACGTTCGTGCAGTTCTTCCTGCCCAGCGAGAAGCTGGCCGAGGCCACGGCCCGGGACGGCATCCCGTACCAGACGATGGTGGAGCGGGGGCTGCTGAAGTTGAGCGGCGACAACTTCGTCGACTATCACGACTGCTTCAACTGGTTCCGGGATCTGGTGGAGCAGTACCAGATCTATCCGCTGATGACCGGCTACGACCGGTACAGCGCCCAGTATCTGGTGCAGGACATGGCGGAGTACGGCTTCCACATGGAGTCCGTCTTCCAGGGCTACAACCTGACGGGAATCGAGGACAACCTGGAGGGCCTGATCAAGAACGGCGGCTTCCGCTGCGCCAACGACAACGACCTGCTGAAGCTGCATTTCATGGATGCGGCGCAGCTGACGGAGAGCGGCAACGGCGCACACGCCAGGAAGAAGCTCGTGAAGATTTCCAAGAACGCGCACGTCGACGGCGTGGCAGCCATCCTGGACGCGCTGTGCATGAGGCAGAACTACTGGGCGGAAATGGGTGACCAACTGAAAAACGCGGGGTGAGAGTATGGGATTATTTGACGTTTTGTTCCGCAGGCCGAACAGCGCGCCGAACGGAGGAGCCTGGAAGAGCCTGACGGCCTACCAGCCCGTGTTCAGCAGCTGGGGCGGCGAGCTCTACGAGAGCGAGCTGGTGCGCTCGGCCATCGATGCCAAGGCCCGGCACATTTCGAAGCTGAACGTCTCCGTGCAGGGCACGGCCAGGCCGAAGCTGCAGACGAAGCTGCGCCGGTCGCCGAACGACTGGCAGACGTGGGGACAGTTCCTTTATCGGCTTTCCACGATCCTCGATATGCAGAACACGGCCGTGATCGTGCCGGTGCTGGACGAGTACGGGGAGCCGGCCGGCGTGTCGGCGATCCTGCCGTCCCGCTGCGAGATGGTGGACGTCTCCGGCACGCCTTGGCTGCGCTACACGTTCGCCGATGGGAAGAAGGCGGCGCTGCCGCTGTCTTCCTGCGGCATCATGGTGCAGAAGCAGTACAAGGACGATTATTTCGGAGAGAGCAACGCTGCGCTGCGCGACACGATGAACCTGATCGACATCCAGAATCAGGGCATCACAGAGGCCGTGAAAAACTCGAACACGTTCCGGTTCATGGCGCGCGTTGGCAACTTCGTAAAGCCGGAGGATCTGGCCAAGGAACGCCAGCGCTTTAACCGGGAGAATCTCCAGGGAGACGGCGGCGGCCTGCTGCTCTTCCCGAACACGTACACCGATATCAAGCAGTGCGAGTCCAAGCCCTACGTGGTGGACGCCGAGCAGCTGGGCATGATCCGCACGAACGTTTACAACTACTTCGGCGTCAACGAGGACGTGCTGCAGAACAAGACTTTCGGCGACAGCTGGGCGGCCTTCTACGAGGGCGCGGTGGAGCCATTCGCCATCCAGCTCTCGGACGTGCTTTCCAAGATGCTGTTCACGGAGCGGGAGCGCAGCAGCGGCTCCGGTTTCCACGTGACGAGCAACCGGCTGCAGTATATGTCGAACGCGGACAAGCTGAATGTGTCCGCGCAGATGGCCGACCGCGGGCTGATGACGAGAAACGAAATCCGCGAAATCTGGAACCTGCCGCCGCTGCCGGATGAAATCGGCGACCAGCTGCCGGTACGCGGCGAGTATTACAACCTGGGCGAGAGGAGCGAGAACGATGAAAAACCGTGAAACGCGGGAGATGGAGCTGCGGATCCTGAAGAGTGAGGACAGCCCGTCTTATCAGGTCGAGGGGTACGCCTCGACCTTTGATCCTTATGTTTTGATGACGATCGACGGCAAGGACTATTCCGAGAGGATCGACCCGAAGGCGTTTGACGACGCGGATCTCTCGGACGTGGTCTTCCGCGTCGATCATGAGGGCCCGGTCTACGCCAGGACGAGCGCCGGCACGGTCTCCCTGGATGTCGACAATCATGGGCTGCACAATGTGACGGATCTTTCCCGCACCCAGCGCAGCCGTGACCTTTACGAGGACATCGCTGCGGGCAATTACCAGAAGATGTCCTTCGCTTTTACTGTTGCCGAAGACCACTATGAGCGGTCAACCCGGACGCGGGTGATCGACCGGATTGAAAAGGTCTTTGACATATCGGCCGTATCTTTTCCGGCCAATCCGACGACCTTCCTCAGCGCGCGCGACTACTTCGACGGAGTGATCGAAGCGGAACGGGCGGAGCGACTCGAAGCGGAGCTCAGGGAACGGCAGCGGAGACGCATCGAACTTCTGTTGGAGGTATCCAAATGACGCACGAAGAGATTGAGCTGCGGAGGGCGGAGATCGCGGAGCTGCTGAAAAGCGACGACGCTGACCTTGACGCACTTGAGGCGGAAGTCCGCTCTTTGAACGAGCAGGACGAGGCCATCCGCGCGGCGGCCGCTGCGGCCGCGGAAGAACGTGCCGCCGTCGCCAACGGCGAGGTCGGCACCACCATCAAAGAGACGATTGTGGAGGAAAATGCAATGAGCGAGCGCACTTTTGCCGTCGATACCGTAGAGTATCGTGACGCGTACCTGAAGAACCTGATGGGCAAGGCCCTGGACGCCGAAGAGCGTGCCGCGCTGACCAGCGCCGGCGCCGTCATCCCCACCGAAACGCTGAACAAGGTCTATGACCTGCTGCGTGAGAATCCCCTGATCAACGAGCTGGATGTCCTGCACATCCCGGGCTATGTGTCCGTGCCGAAGGCCAAGACCGTCAATGACGCCAACTGGGTCGCCATGGGCACGGCTGCCACCGATTCTGCGGACGTGGTCGAGGCTGTCGCGCTGTCCGCCTATAAGCTGATCAAGACGGTCGAGATCACCGCGGACATCCAGGCGCTGGCCGTCCCTGCTTTCCAGGATTGGCTCACCCGCAAGCTGGCCGAGAAGATGGCGGCAGCGATCTGCAAGGCCGTCTTGGCCGGCACCGGCACCAACCAGCCCACCGGCGTCATGGACGACGGCACGAAGGTCACCAAGGCGTTCTCCCTGGCCGGCCTGTCTGAGGCCATGGGCTCCCTGCCGTCCGCGTACCACACGAACGCTGTGTGGGTCATGAGCGCGACCACGTTCTTCAAGAACATCGTGCCGCTTGCTCAGGATTCCAACGGCGTGCTGGTCATGAACGGCATCGAGTACCGTTTCCTCGGCCACAAGGTCGTGCTGGACGACAACGCCGCGGCGAAGATCGTCTTCGGCAACTTCAAGGACGGCTACGCATTCAACTTCGCGAAGGACATCGCCATCGAGGCGGACAACAGCGTCGCCTTCCGCACCGGCAGCACCGTCTACCGTGCCATGGCGCTGGCTGACGGCAAGCCCGTGCAGTCTGAGGCGTTTGTCATCGTGACGGCCGCGGCCTGATCGGAGGCTTAAATGATCATTGAGGTCATCGAGGAGTATTTCGACCTCGGCACCGGGGAGATGAAACACCCCGGTGACCTCTTTGAGGTCGGCGAAGAGCGGGCAAAGGTGCTGCTGAATACGCAGTTCTGCCGCATGGCGGAGCAGCAGCCGGCGCCCGAACCGCAGCCAAAGCGGAAGACGACCAAGACGAAGAAGTGAGGGGTTAAGATGCTGGATGCAGTGAAGCTGGCGCTGGGCGTGACGGTCGACGCCTATGATGCGGAGATCCAAGACCTGATTGACGCGGCTGTGCTGGATCTGGGCATCGCCGGCGTGGAAGGATACGGGGCGGAGGACAAGCTGGTGCTGCAGGCCGTGAAAACGTACTGCCGCGCACACTTCCGCAGCCCAGCGGACTATGACCGTCTGAAAGCGGCCTATGACGAGCAGAAGGCGCAGCTGATGGTCTCGACCGGGTACACGAATTGGGGGGACGCGGATGCTGAGGGCTGACGTGCTGACGCTGATCGCGGAAGACCCGGCGGCGCACGGCGTCTTTGATACGTATACGGCGACGGAGCGGACGGTCTTCTGTACTGTCCGCTCCGCTTCGTATAACGACATCCTGACGGCCGGCGGCGACGGGCTGAAGCCGGAGATTGTCTTCCGGCTTTCCCATGATTTTGAGTACCAGGGCGAGAAGCTGTGCCGCTTCCGCGGTGCGGAGTACAACATCGACCGCACCTATGTCTCGGAGGCGGACTGGATTGAGCTGACCTGTTCGAGGAGGCACGCCGATGTTTGAGAGACTGCTGCAGCTGCTGCGCGGGACGGGGGTCCCGTTTGCGGCATATCAATGGGACAAGGCGCCGGAGGGCACTTCCTACGGTGTGATCGCCCTGGAAGGCCAGGAAGACAGCGTGCCGGGCGACAACATGATCCAGCACCAGTCCATCCGCGGCTCCATCGACCTGTTCGTGCCGGGAATCTCCACGGATGACGCCAGGACTGTCCAGGACGTGATCAACGGCGTCGTGGCGTGGAGGCTTAACTCCGTGCAGTTTGAGGACGAGACCGGCCTTGTGCACTACGAGTGGATTTTTGAACAGGTGGGATTCTGATGCCGTCAATCAAAATGGATGGGCTGGACGAGGTATTCGCCAGGCTGAAGGCCTTGGGCAACGGCTCCGCCATCGAAGACGTGCAGAAACAGGCCGTCTACGAAGGTATGCGGGTCATCAAGGAAGAGGTCGTGGCGCTGATCCGTGCGCTTCCGGAGCAGGCAGGCTATACGAAGGACGGCTCGCCGAGGAACGTGATCAAAAAGTCCGAGAAGGAAGAGCTCATCAAGCACATCGGCATCTCTGCGATGGAGACGAAGGACGGAACGGTCAACAACTCCGTTTCCTTTGACGGCTATACCTCGCTTACGACGAAAAAATACCCGAACGGGGTGCCCGCGATCCTGATCGCGCGCTCGATCAACAGCGGCAGCTCCGTGAGACAGAAGCAACCGTTCATGCGGCAGGCGCGGGCCGCGACGAAATCCAAGGCGATCGCCGCAGCCACGAAGGCCGCGGAGGAAGCCCTGGCGAAATTATCGGAGGGATAAACAATGGCAAAGATTGGTTTGAGGAAACCGTACTACGCCAAGTACCAGGCCACGAACGGCGTGGTCACCTATTCCGGCGGCGGTATTCTGGCCAGGGCGGTCGAGGCGTCGATCGAACTGGAAGACACGGACGCGGTCGTGCTCTACGCGGACGACGCAGCTGCGGAGTCCGTGGCGGGCTTCTCCACCGGCACGCTGACCCTGACGGTCGACGAGCTGAGCGTTGAGAAGGCGGGCGACATCCTCGGCATCCAGACCGAGCAGGACGGGGACGGGCTGAAGCTGCGGTTTAAGTCCGGCCAGGCTGTCCCGTACCTCGGCCTCGGCTTTATCGTGACCAAGGTCGTCAACAACGTGAACAAGTACGTGGGCCTGATCCTGCCGAAGATCCAGTTCCACATCCCGTCCGGCGACTATTCGACGCAGGGCGAGACGGTCGAGTTCCAGACGCAGGAGCTGGAAGCGACCCTGATGAAGGACGACACGCTGGACGGCGTCTGGAAGATCGAGAACGAGTTCACCGACATTTCTAAGGCAGAGGCGTGGATCAAGTCCACGCTGAACATCACCGACTAAGGGAGGAAGCTATGCGGACAGGGAAAGCGACGATCAACGGGCACGAGTACGTGCTCTGCCTGAGCGCACGCGTCATGCAGAACGTGGAGGACATGGGATATGCGTCCCTCGAGCGGTTTCTGACCGACGAGGCGCATCAGACGCGGAACCTGTTCCGCATCCTCGAGTGGATGATTTCCGCCGGTTCTGCATGGGAGCGGCATGAAGGTCGTGAAGACCCGGGCACCATCTCCTACGACGAGATGATGGACACCGTCGGCCCGGAGGAACTGGAGCAGCTGACGGTATCGATCACCAGCGCGATCGTCGATGATCGCAAGATCGAAGCGGTGCCGCCAAAAAACGCAAAAACCACTCGCGGAAAAAAGGCCCAAGCCGGCTGACCGTCGAGTGGTACATCTGGTACGGTTTAAAGCTGGGATTATCGTGGGAGGAGACCATGATAATCCCGCTTTCCCTTTTACTGGATCTGATCGCTGTGCACCAGATCAAGGAAGAGGGCTTTGAGTACAAGCTGACGAGGGCAGAGGAGGAAGAGGACTTCTTCCGGCTGCTTGACATAAAGTGAGGTGAAGCGCGTGGCTGGCAGCGACATCAGCATCCGGTTTGCCGCTGAAGGCGACCAGACTTTAAAGACGGCCATCCAGGCCATCGACCAGCAGCTGAAGGCGCTGAACGAGGGCGTGAAATCGTCCACCGAGGCCATGAAGGGCATGGGCGACCAGGAGGCCGCGACCGCCCAGAAGAACGAGCTGCTGGCCCGCTCCGTCGAGGCGAACAAGGAGAAGATGGCACTCCTCTCCAAGCAGTACGACGACGCCAAGGCCAAGCTGCAGACGCTGGCCGAAAAGATGGAGGAGGCCAAGAAGGGCAACGACCCGGCGGCCATCGACAAGGCGACCAACGCCTACAACCGCCAGGTCGTCGAGGTGGCCAAGCTCGAGACGGCGATGAACCGCACCCAGGGCGAACTGTCGAGGGCGCAGAACGAGCTGGAGAACGGCGGCAAGAGCGCGGAGACCTTCGGCGAGAGGGTCGGCAAGCTGGCAGACCAGCTGCAGATCAAGCTGGCCGGCGAGGCGCTCAAGGGTGTCGTGGACGGGATGCAGGCCTTCGGCCAGAAGTGCCTGGACATCGGCAAGAGCATCTGGAGCCTTGCCAGCGACGCGTCCGTCATGGCGGACGACATGATCACGCTGGCCACGAAGACGGGCATCTCCACCGAGAAGCTGCAGGAATACGCCTATGCGGCGCGGTTCGTGGACACTGAGGTGGACACGATCACCGGCAGCATGGTGAAGCTGACCCGCAACATGGGCAGCACGTCCGAGGCCACGCAAAACGCCTTCAAAAAGCTGGGCGTCTCTGTCACGGACAGCAAGGGCCGCATGAAGGACACTGAGACGGTCTTCTGGCAGGCCATCGACGCGCTGGGCAAGATGAAAAACGAGGCCGAGCGCGACCAGATCGCCATGACCCTGTTCGGCAAGAGCGCGCAGGATCTGAACCCGCTGATCAAGGCGGGATCGGACGCCTGGTACCAGTACGCCAACGAGGCCAAGGAGGCCGGGCTCGTCCTCTCCGACGAGGCCATGGGCGCGCTGGGTTCGTTCAATGACGGGCTGCAGCGCGTGGACGCCACCTTCGAATCCGTAAAGAATCAGCTGATGGCGGCGCTGGCGCCCGCGCTGACGACGGTCGCGGACGCGGCGGCCAAGGCCGGGCAGGAGTTCACCAAATGGCTGCAGTCGACGACCGGCAAGGAGGAAATCTCCAAGATCACGAAGCTGGTCGGCGATCTGGCGCAGCGCTTCGTGCAGAACCTCGTGCCGGCGGTGGACAAGGCCATCTCGATCTTCCAAAACGTCGGCACTGCGGTCACCTTCCTGACGCAGAACATGGACAAAATCGTCAGCGTGATCCAGATCGCCGTCACCGTATTCGCCGCGCTGAAGACGGCGATGAGCGTGCTGCAGATCGCGGCGCTGGTGACCAACCCGATCGGCGCGGCCATCGCAGCCATCACGGCCATCATCGCGGCGATCACGCTGCTGGTGACCAACTGGGACAAGGTCAAAGAGGCCGGAGCCAAAGCGTGGGAGACGATCAAGGGCGCCTGGAACGACGCCGGCAACTGGTTCAAGGGCATCGGCGACAAGATCAAGGGCGCGTTCACGGGTATCGGCGACAACATCAAGAAGCATTTCACCGATGCGTGGGACAAGATCAAGAATACCTGGAACAACGTGACCCAGTTCTTCCGGAATATTGTGAACGGAATCAAGAATACGTTCTCCAATATCGGCAGCACGCTGATCGGCTTCTTCACGAGCGCGTGGAACGGCATCAAGGGCGCCTGGAGCGGCGTTACCTCGTTCTTCTCCGGCATCGGGGGGAACATCAAGGGCGTCCTTTCCGGCGCGCTGTCCAGCCTGCCGCACATGGCGCTGAACTGGGCGCGCGACTTCATGCAGGGATTCGGCCGCGGCATCATGAACGCGATGGACTTCGTCACCAGGCCGATCCGCAACCTGGCGGACATGATCTGGAAAAACCTGCACTTCTCCAAGCCGGAGGAAGGCCCGCTGCGGGATTACGAAAAGTGGATGCCCGACTTTGTGCAGGGCCTGGCCAAGACCCTGACGCGCTCCGCGCCCATCCTGGGGCGCGCGGCGGAGGGGTTGGCGGGCCAGCTGGCGACGAATGCGCAGAGCCTCACGCTGGGCGCAGCTGCGGCGGAGAGCACCGCGCAGCCCATGTACCTGCAGGTGGACGGCCACACGTTCGCGCGCCTGATGAGCGGCTACATCGACCGGCAGCAGGGGGAGAACTGGACGAACATGGCCTTGGGATTGGGGTGAGCGCATGAGATTTAACGGTTTTAACCCTTCGGACATCTCGCCGAAGATCTTCGTCTCGCACGAGGTGATCGGCTCCATCCCGCCGCGCGAGCTGCGCACGATCCAGACCCAGCACGGCGCGCTGGTCGCCGGCGCGGATCTGACGGAGCGGGAGATCCACCTGTTCTTAAACTTCGCGGGGCGCAGCCACGCGAACGCCAACGAGATGGCCAGCCGCGTGGCTTCGATCTTCTGCACGGACGAGCCGAAGGAATACTGGCCGAACCATATGCCGGGGCGCGCGTTCACCGCGATCCTTCGCGAGGCGGGCGACATGGAATGGCACTGGGGCTTCGGCGTGGTGGAGTATACGTTCATCGCGCCGCGCCCCTTCAGTCATTCCATCGCGGAGACGGTGGTGAACACCACCGGCAACAATATCCGCATCGAGCCGCGCGGCGACGTACCGGCGCGGCCGGTGTTCCGGCACACGATGGCGGCTGCAGCTGACGCGCTGACCTACTCCATTGACGGCGTGCCGTTCTTCCGGCTGCGCGATCCGTCCGGCTCTCAGCTGCCGCAAGGACTGGTCGTGACGGTGGACTTCGCGAATCGCAAGGTGACTGTGAACTCCGACACCATGATGACCTACGTCGATTACATCGTCAGCGACTGGCATCCGCAGCTGCTGGGCGGCGTGAACATCGTCTGCTCCGACGCGGGAGCGTCTGAAGTGAGGTGGAGAGACGAATGGATGTAAACATCATCGGGCTGGATGACCGGCTCCGCTATGTCGTGCCGGCCGTCGAACTCCAGCACACCGAGCAGGCTTTCTCCCTGTTCGCCAAAATCCCGGCGGACACGCCGCTGACCGCTGGAGACTCCATCGGATTTCTGTGTGTGGACGGTCGTTTCCGGCTGTTTGAAATCACTCAGCGGGATCTCGTTGAGCCGGACGGTGTGTGGGAGATCCACGCAACCGACAAGGCCGTGCGTGAGCTGATGGACGATGCCGTCGAGGATGTGCGGGCTGTCGTGTCTTCTATCCGCGACTATGTGGGGCGCATCATACAGAACACACGGTTCACGCTCGGCACGGTATCCTCCACGAAGGCCGGCACGACCAACGCCTACTATGTCAGCGCATGGGCTGGGCTGGAAAACGCGTCGGAGGTTTTCGGCGTAAACATCATCCCTTATTATGAGTTTTCAAACGGTCTGGTCTCCGCAAGGAAGATCGACATTTCGGACGCTCTGGGCAAGGACAGAGGCCGCATCTTCGAGCTGGGCGACGATATGTCCGGCATCCGCGTGGCCTACGATGATTCCAACATCAAGACCGCTCTCTACGGCAGAGGCAAGGGCGTTGAGATCGAGGGCGATGAGGACGACATGGTCTCCTACGGCCGGCGGCTCACGTTCGCGGATGTGGTCTGGAGCAAGGCTGACGGTGACCCTGTTGACAAGCCTGCCGGCCAGGAATGGGTCGGCGATCCCGATGCGCTTGCGGCTTTCGGCAGAGACGGCAGGAACCGCTTCGGCTTTGCAATCTTCGAGAATGAGACCGACGCGGAGAAACTGCTGGAAGAAACGTGGGAGCAGCTGCAGAAGCAGAGCGAGCCGGCGATCAGCATCTCCGCGAGCGTGGTGGACACGGAGCGCATGATGAACCGCGCCCATGAGGCTGTGCGGCTCGGTGATCCTGTGCTGATCCGCATTCCGCGGCGGCATATCGACATCCACGCCAACGTGACGGCCATCGTGAGAGACTACATCAAGCCAGAGGCCACGCAGCTGACCATCGCCAACGCGCAGGCCGCAGAATGGGGCGCAAGCGCGGGCCGGATCATGAGCCTCGTGCAGGAGCAGCTGGCAAATTACTCCAGCAAGGCCGCTGTGTGGGATAGGTCGAACGCCTTCGACATCACCGGCACGATGAACGTCATGAACAATCAGATCATCTCGACGAGCGGCAACTGGTACACCGACACGGAGACCGGCGCGATCATGCTGGTCTCCAGCGACGGCACGAAGGCCATGCGCCTGACCGGCGCGGGCTGGCAGATCGCCGACGGCAAGACCGGCGACGCGTGGAACTGGCGGACGGCCGCAACCGGCAGCGGCATCGTGGCGGACATGATCACCAGCGGCACGGTCAACACGAACCTGCTGAACGTGACCGGCAGCGGCACAAAGCTGACCGGCGATTCGCTCACGGTCTCGCATCCCACGCTCGGTGCGAATTACAAGACCATCATCGATGCAAGCGGTCTGCGGATGCTCAACGGCTCCAATGTGCTTGGCGGCATCATTCAGCTCAACGGCGGCTACACGTCTGTTATCAACGCGCTGCACAATGCCGCATTTCCTGCCCTCGCTGTTGACCTGGGAGAGTTTGCCGGCGGCGTTGCCGATATCGTCTACGGCTTAAAGGTCAAGTACAACGGCGTTGACCATCTGAAGATGGGCATCGGATTTATCGAGGGATCAACCGTCGGCGCTGAGATCGTCGCAGAAAAGGGCGTTGTCCTTTATGGCCGCGACGGCTCCGTTTCGATTGGTGCAGGAAACTCTGCTATTACAATCTATCCGAGCGGCGACATCGCCTTCGATGGATATAAGGCAGACGGCACAAGTTATCACTTTACTGGTTCGGATTTGTACGGCCTGATTGATTAAGGGGTGATCGAGTGAACAGGACGCTTTCGGGCGTGGTGGAGATTTCAACCGCTGCGCTCACGGTTACCAACAAGCCGCCGGTGTTCACGGGCGAGGTGGGGGCGCTGGTCGCCTCCGTCTCGTTTTTGATGAACGGCGAGGCGGCGGACATCTCCGCCTACATCGCGGAAATGTACCTTTTCTGGCCGGAACGCCGGGAGATGAGCGAGGCCGTCGAGATGGCCGTCAGCGGCTCCACCGCGACCGGCGCTTTCGGCGAGGAGCTGACGGCGCTGGCCGGTGCGCCTCTTTTCATCATCCAGCTGACGGACGAAGACGGCAAGCTCATCGTCGCGTGCGCGCAGCCGCTGCAGATCACGCAGACGAGGGGCGACGTGGTGGTCACGACGAGGCCGCCCACGCCCTCCGAAGTGGTCTACATTGGCCGCTCTCCCTACGTGGCTGCAAACGGCCACTGGATGGAGTGGAGCGTGGCGGACGCGGCCTACGTGGACACCGGCATCGAGGCCCACGGCGACACCGGCACGACCCCGGATATCTCCATCGGCACGGTGGAGACGCTGCCCGCCGGGAGTTCCGCCACGGCGACCATCACCGGCACGGCTGAAGCGCCGGTTCTGAGCCTCGGCATCCCGCAAGGCATCCAAGGCGAGCAGGGCATCCAGGGCGAAACCGGCCCGCGCGGCCCGCAGGGTATCCAGGGCGAGCAGGGCATAAAGGGCGATACCGGCCCGCGCGGCGCGACCGGCGCAACGCCCAACCTGACCATCGGCTCCGTGGAAACGCTGAGCGAGGATGACCCGGCCACGGCGACGATCACCGGCACGGCGGAAAACCCCGTGCTGAACCTCGGCATCCCGCAGGGCCGCACCGGATCAGCTGCCGGCGTGTACGCCACCAACGTCCCCATGAGCGCCAGCGACTCCACGACCGTCTACGATGCCATCGCCGCAGCGGGAAAAGTCGAGACGGTCGCGGGCGTGGGCGTGGCGGCTGGCACAAAGAACGTGCCTTTGACCGGCGCGGATCTTCCTGTGTCTTCCAGCGACGCGACGAAGGTCGCCACGAAGCTGTCCGCCATCGGGCAGAATGTCAGCGACAACGCGCAGGACATCTCCGACCTTGGCGACACCGTGGCCACGAAGGCCGACATCCCCGGCTGGTACAACATGGGCACGATTTCCAGCCTGCCGGTCACGAAGACCGCAGCGGATGTCACGACCGACATGATCTGCACCCACTCCCAGCTGGGCACGCCGTCCGCGCAGACCAGCGACTGGACGGTGAACACCGACACGGCGGGGCGGATCACGATCAGCGGCTCGATCAGCGGCAGCACGACGCTGTACATCAAGCTCGAAAAAGTCCGCACTGTAACTCCGACCTAAGAAAGGATGAGGCATTATGTTTTACACTGTCGTTCGGATCTTCTACAAGGGTGAGACGGAGACCCACTCCGTCGAGCACATAGCCAGCCTGCTCGAAGCGCAGCAGCGGTATTTCAACATCATCGCGGCCGACCTTCAGAACGCCGAGGTGACCTACAACGCGGCGTACATCATCAGCAGCACCGGCACGATGCTGGAAGGCCGCGTCTTCGACCGCAGACCCACTCCCGAACCCGAACCGGAGGCGGAAGCATGAAAAACCTTGTAATACTTAAAATTATTGGGGGGGTACTCCCTCCGCATCAAAGCCGAAAGGAGGAGCGCACTGGGCTGAGTGCTTCAGTGCCTCTTCCGGGATCTCCAAGCAAAGGAGGTCTGAGGCGGTCTGACATTCGTCAGAGGCTGAGTGATTATTGCTGCGGGGGTGATCCTCGTGGCTAAAAGCATAATACAAGGATCAGGTTGGAAACTGGCTGGCACAACTTCATCGGAAACGGAGGATGTTTCGTATCCAGCCAATGCCAGAGAACTGTATGTCGTAGGAAGAGTTCAGGATGATTATCCTACTTATACAGGGTATATTGATTTGAGTTTAGCGCTGAGTGGCAGTAATTCTTGGATGATCGGTGGCTATTATACGAAGGATGACGATTGTGGAGAAGCGCTCGTGCAGTTAAAAACTTCCAACCGAACTGTGCATTTTAGGTCACTTAGGTACAGCAGTAAAACTGGTGGCAAATTCTATGTGTACTACCGTTAATCATAGTATTTAGCCAATTAAATCACTCAGCAACGCCGAAAACGGCATGGCACAAAGCATCATCAACGGAGCAACGTCATCGTTTAGCACAGATAGAGGTTATATTGTGTTCCCCAATGGTCTGAAAATGTGTTGGGGAGTGACTCCAAAGGTGACTGTCCCGGCGAATTCGACCATAACTGTCGACGTTACATATCCTATAAAGTTTGCATTGAGGCCTTTGGTTGTTGTCAGCGCATTTACAAATTCGGATGCAGCTAGTGGCTGCCCGAATGTTGCCCAAGCCTTAGAAACCACTGAGGGCTGCACGTTAAAGGCTTTCAATACAGACACAAGCGGTCGAACGCCCTACATAAACTGGTTTGCGATAGGCTACTAAACGATGACAGCCCAGTGCCAAGGGTATGGCACAGAGTACGATTAAAACACAAACAGTTTTTGAGGCAATTGAACGCCCAACATTGCTAGTTGCAGATAAGCTGGAGTATTCAATATTTCGCTGTGCAAGGATTGGGAGAATCGTTGTTTGCAACATGACATTAAAATGTAAGACCGACTGGGCCACAGGCGGAGACGGGCCGCTGATCTTGAATTTTCCGTTTCACGTCGATGGGTGGCAGTATGGAAACGCTGGTGTATCTGCATCTCAATTTAGTGATGTATATACAAGGATTGGTCGTTGTGTATTAACTGGCTACAATGGAGGGTTTTATTGCTCACTGAGCGCAAACGCTGGAAATTTTATTTCAGCCAATTTCGTTGCAACACTTCAAGCTTAGAGGATTATTGTCGGAGGTGATCACGACGATCACATTCATCACGGGCATCCTGATCGGCGCAGCGGTGGGCGTGATTCTGTACGCTGCGCTGACCGATGATTCAACAAGGGGGCATCCGTTATGACGAAGATCCCGCTTTCGGAGTGGTACGCCTATCTCCAGCGGCTGCTGGATGAGAAAACCGGCTATATCTACGGCACGGCCGGCGTGCTGTGCACGCAGCGGACGATCGACGCCAGCATCGCGCGGTACCCGGAAAACGCCGTGATGACGCGGCGCTACGGGAAGCAGTGGATCGGGCATAACGTCACGGACTGCAGCGGCGTGCCGCTGCCGATCGCCAGGCGCTACGGCATCCGGCTGCCTCACGGCTCCACCTCACTGGTGCGGCAGGGCTTTATCACGGACTGCGGCCCCGATCCGCACCCGGGCTGGGCCGCGCTGGCCGATCCCACGCCCGACACGCCGGACAACAACCACATCGGCTATGTTGGCGAGGACGGCTTCACCATCTACGAGGCGCGGGGAACGAAGGACGGATACACCACCAGCACGATCGAGGACAAGCGCTGGACGAAATACGGCAAGATGACCTTTATCGACTATGGAGAGGGGAGCGTGGAGCCGGTGCCGGAGGATGGAGGCACGCGCGTCTACTACCGCGCGGAAGTGGCGACCGAGCAGAGCAAGCTGAACGTGCGCAGCGGGCCGGGGACGGAGTACGACGTGCTGTTCAAGCTGCCGAAAGGCAGCGTGGTGGACGTGATCTTCGAGTATCCCAGCGGCTGGGACTGGATCTCCGACGATGGCGATCACGGTTATGTCAGCCATAAGTACCTGCGGCAGGTGGATGCAGACAGCCCTGACGAGCCGGCACCCTCACATGAAGGGGAAGACAAGGGGGGCGCGCCGGAGATGACTTATCTGCGGCACGTTGGCGAGGATCACCTGACCATTGGCCTGGCCGGCCGCTGGGAGATCATCCAGCAGGATGAATGAAAGAGGGAATTGACATGGAGAAGTACCTGACCGGGGACGGCCTGCTCATGGCCGCGCTTGTTTTTCTGGCGCTGTGTTCTGCGTGGAATACAATATACACCGCGCGATCCAACGCCAGGAAAGAGCAGGAGAGGGCCGACGCGCCGCTGAACATCGTGCGGGCCGACATCATCAAGCTGCGGGATGACATCTCCGCCGACCGTGGGCGCATCGAGGCGCTGGAGCGGGAGAGTGATGCCCACGCTCGTGAACTAGAAGACCTGCACGCGGGCCAGACAGAGCTCTGCCGCGGCGTGCAGGCCTTGCTGGAGCACGCGCTGCACAACGGGAACACGGACGAGATGCAGGCAGCCAGCGCCTCGATCGGGAAATGGCTGCGGAATCGCTGAATAATCGCTGAAAACGCTGAAAGGGGAATTGCTATGGAAACGCTGAAGAGAAAGCTAACGTCCAGGAAGTTCTGGGCAGCCGTCTGTTCGTTCGTGACGATGCTGATGATCTACCGCGGCGCCGGCGAGAGCGACGCCCAGCAGGTCGCGGCGCTGATCATGGCCGGGGCCACGGTGGTGGCATACATCATCGGCGAGGGCATGGCCGACGCCGGCAACAACACGCCGATTGTCCTGGATGACTACGACGTGCGGGACGGCCATCCTCCCGAAAACTAAGCATAATAGAAAGAAGGGAGCCGTGAGGCTCCCGTTTTTTCGTGTGCAGTTTCGTGTGCAGTCATCGGCTTATTTGTGCAGAATCCGTCCTCAAATCTGAGGAAGATTTTCGCACGCGTGAGCGCCGGATTTTTCTTTAACTGAACGAAAAAATGCAGCAGCCTTTCAGCTACTGCATTCTGCCGTATGGCGCAGAGTCTGGGATTTGAACCCGGACAGTTCGCCACCAAAACAACGTAATAGCTGGAATTTTTGTCAGTCGTGTGCAGTTTTGTGTGCAGTTTTGCCCGTTTGGGGGACTGCTGCCAGGGCGCGGGAAGCCGCAGCTGAGAGGGCCGCATTGACGTTTGCCCGGCGCTCCTCGAAGAGCTCGACATAAACCTGATGGGAGAAGCTGCTGGTGCTGTGGCCCATGCGGGCGGCCAGCTCTTCCTCGCTGGCGCCGCTGTTGGCCACCGCGGTGGCGTAGAAATGCCGGAGATCATAGAGGCGGAGGGTCTCCGGGACGGCGCCGGCATCGCGCAGCTGCTTCCACCGTTTCGCGGCATCCTTAGAATTAAGGGTGACGACCTTCTCCTCGTCCTTGCCGCGGGATTTCAAGGAATAGATGCGCTCAAAGACGGCCCAGCTGATCGTCTGCACACGGTTCCCGGCCTCGGTTTTCGGCGCCTTCCGCTGGTATGCGCCGTGCTCATCCCGCACCTCTGCGGCGCTGACGCTGATCTCTCCGACGTAATAGGACGGCTTTGCCTTGATCCGGATCCGCTTGGCGCTGAGGTCAGACCAGCGCAGGGCGCAGACCTCGGACGGCCGGAGACCGGCGAACATGGAGAGCAGGACGTAGATCTGCAGGTCTGCCGGTTCATCCTGGACGGCCTGCAGGATCTGCTCCGGGAGCGCTTCGGAGAGCAGCATCCGCGGGCGCTTCGGCCGCTTGGCCAGGCGGATCTGCCGCAGGTCGAGGGACGGGGCATAGAGGGCCAGGACGGCCTTGAGCAGGAAATAATCGTTCCGGACGGTTTTGATGCTGTGATCGGCAGCGCGCGCGTCGACCTGACGCTGGACATCGTGCACGGTGATCCGATCCAGCTGCTTGTCGATCAGCAGGGGAAAACTGGCATTTTTGCGGGCGATGTATTCGGCCACCGTGCTGGGGGAGAGGCCCTGCGCGCGGCAGGTGTCGATATAAGCGTCCATGGCCTGCCCCAGGGTGAGCTTTTGCTTTTTGCGCAGATCGTTTTCGACGAGGCCCAGGGCGGCCAGGCGCTCGGCTTCCTTCTTCGTCTCCGCCGTATACGAGCGGCGCACGCCGTCCTCATAGGTCTGCACGCGCCAGCTGCCGGAGGGCAGCTTTTTAGCTGTTGCCATTGTTTTCGCCTCGCCTCCTTCTGACGTGTGAGGTCTTTTCCAGCTGAGTGACGGATTTCTGCCGCCTGGCTTCCATGCCGCCCTTCGTTCTGTCATCGTTTAAGCCAAGGGCGATCGCCTGATCGCACACCCGGACGGCCTCCGCGTGTTCTCCGTGCTGCTGGAGCACGCGCACGAGCGTTTTGAAGGATTCAAAATACGGTTCGCGGCCCGTTGCTTTACAATAGGCAACGACCTGATCCGCCAGTGCGATATCCTGTCGGCAGAGGGCGATCACCACGTCCATGGCCTCCGGCGCAGCGCCGTCCTTGTTCGCGTCCTTGTATTTGTCGCGGATTTCATAGAGAAGGTCCCAGTGTTTGCTGTACGCCTTGCCATATTTGGCATACGCCGTGCGCTCGATGCCGGCGGCATTGACGATGGCGGCCACGGCCATGGCATCGGCGAGGGCCCTATGCGCGTCCTGGTTAACGTAATGGATCTTTTCACACACGTCGCCCAGCTTATAATGATCCAGCCTCGGCCAGCAGCTGCGGGAGAGGGCCAGCGAGTCGGCGACAGGGTTGGAGAAGGTCAAGCTCATGGATCCCGCAGCGTATGCCAGGAAATCCGCGTCAAAACCGGCATTGTGTGCGACCAGCGGCAGGTCACCTATGAAGCGCAGGAACGCGGGGAGCACCCCGCCGATCGTCGGCGCGTCGGCGAGCATCGCATCCGTGATATGGTTGACGGCGGAGGCAGCTGCCGGCATGGGGATGCCCGGATTGACGAGCGTCTGGAACTGCTGGCCGATCTGTCCGTCGCGGACGATCACGGCTCCGATTTCGACAATCTTATCCTGGGAAGGTTGGAGCCCTGTCGTCTCCAGGTCGAAGGCGACGAAGCTGGCCGGCGTGCCGTCAGCACGGGCCAGCTGGAGCGGATCCATTCTGCGGACAGAGCAGCGTATGGCGTTGAAAGGCCGCTCAGCCCGTGCCTGCTGGACAGTTGGTTTCTTCTCCAGCTGGGCGGGGACTGCATAAACAGGCAGATCCCGCTTTACGGTCGGCTTTTTTCCCGGTGCTTCCTTCGGCTTATGGCTGACCATATAAAGCCAGGCAATGCAAGAGACATCCAGCAGGATCAGAACGATGCCGAAGAATCGCATACTGCCAGGCAGCTGACTGTCGGCAGCGATCATAACAAAAATAAGGAGGAGCACAGCAAGCCCCAGATACAGAACGAAGCGCAAAACCTTAAGTATTACTTTCATATTTCGCCTTTCTGGTTTATTAACTATATCAGCATTAGTTATAATTAAGGGTGCGGAAATCTGCTCGAATTTAAGCAAAGGAGCGGATCATCATGACTGAGGAAGAAGCAGAGAAGTTGATTGAGGATTTATCAGAGGAAGAGCTGCTTACCCTTTACGGGCTGCTTTTAGTCCTGCAACAAAGTCCTGCACGCGCTGAACGTCCTCCGGAGAAAGCCCCACCAGTAGGTCAATGACAGAAGACCGCAGCTCCTCGCCCTCGGGCGGGGAGTTTTTTGTTTCTCCCATCAGTTCGCCGACGGTGCAGCCGAGCGCCGCTGCCAGCATGAGGATGGACTGCTCCGAAGGGGAATTTCTGCCGCTTTCGATCGCGCTGATGGTTTGCTGGGAGACGCCGGAGCGCTTCGATAATTCGAGCTGAGAAAATTTTTTTTGTTTCCGCATGACCTTCAATCTTTCACCGAAACTGCTGATTTTTCTCACCTCCGTTACTACGATGCAAGTATTTCGCCCCCCCTATGATACCACATATGCGGTTGACAAAATACTAGAGTTGTAGTAAATTGTACCAGCATCAAAGTATTGCGAGGTGAGAACAGGATGATCAAGCTGAGACAGATCCGCGAGGAAAAAGGGTTGTCGCAGTTCCAGCTTGCTGTCGCCTCCGGGATTGCACAGCAGACGATCAGCGCCATCGAAAGCGGAGCGCGGAAGAATCCGGGGATCGAAACCCTGTACCCGCTGACGCTGCCGCTTGGCTGCAAGCTGGACGACCTCTACGTGCCGGAGAAGAAACGCCGGAAAATTTACAGAGTTAAGAAACTGACCGCTTGAGAAAGGAGGGGACAGGATGCCGAAGGTGATCGCCATGACGGCGCGCCAGAAGATGCTGGCGGAAGACAAGGCAGCGGATGACGCGCTGCGCAGGCGGATCCGCGCCACGATGGGCGCGCTGGATCTGAACGCCGCGGCCCTGTCGCTCCAGCTCGGCTGCAGCCGGGCGACGTTTGACCGGAAGTTCAAGGAGCCGGGGCAGTTTACCGTGCAGGAGATGCGCACGCTCCGGCGCCTTGACGAAAAGGCCAGGGCGCTGATGGGAGGAGACGAGAACCACCAGTTCTGCGGGATTCAGGTTTGAGCGGCTCTTTCATGTCGGATGTCCTCCTCTTTACGTTCTTTCCCGGATCGATAAGCCTCCCAGAGCCTTAAAGCCGGTTCGAGTCCGGCTGTCCCGCACCTTAAGGAGTATCAGATGTTAAGCATAAAAATGGGTATCCCGCAGGTCATCATGACGGTCGTGATCCTGGCAGAAGCCTTTCGACTGGCGGACAAGGATAAAACCCTTGAACAATATGCCGCCACCGCGATCGCTACGATTATCTACATCGCCGTGCTGAAATGGGGCGGATTCTACTGATATAAACGGCCGCTGCCGTTTATAAATACATTTTCATGAGGTGCAGATCATGATTGCGAACATTGAAAACGCACTGGCCGTGGTGCGCAGCGCCGGCCAGCTGCCCGTCACCTGGAAAAACACCGACGAATGCGCCGAGGAGATCCTCGGCTGGAAGAACACCATGGGCCTGGGCGCCTACCGGATCGGCCAGGCGCTGAACTGGGCCAAGGAGCAGCTGTCGCACGGGGAGTGGGGCACATGGCTGCGGGAGCGGGTGGACTTCTCGCCCTCGACCGCGCAGAACTTCATGCGCATCGCCCGCGAGGTGGACGAGAGCAGCAGCCTTGCCCGGCTGCCGTACACGAAGGTGCTGGCCCTGCTGGAGCTGCCGGCGGATCAGCGGGAATCGTTCGCCCAGGCGAACGATGTCGAAGACAAGAGCGCGGCGGAGATCCGCCGGCTGATCCACGAGAAGGAAGAGATGGAGCGGAAGATCACCCGCCTGGAGAGCACCAACCAGCTGCAGGCGGAGAAGCTGTCGGAGAAGCGCGAGGAGCTGCAGGCGGCCCAGGACGCCGCCGGCGCCGCCGAGCAGCAGATCGCCAAGCTGCAGGACAAGCTGAAGCGCCGCGAGGGCGACCGGGACAGCCTGCACAAACAGGTGCTGGGCCTGATCGACGAAAACAACAAGCTGCGCAGCCAGGAGCCCACGATCATCCGCGAGGTGCCGGAGGACTATGAGCAGCTGAAGCGCAAGGCGAAGGCCGCGGAGGAAGAGGCCGACCGGCTGGCGGACGAGCTCGACCGGCTGAAGACCGCCAGCGCCCAGCAGGAGATGAACGGGGGCGGGGACGTGACCACGCGGATACTGAGCGCCATGGGCGGCATGATGGTGCAGGTCGGAAGGATTCCGGCGCAGCTGACGGAGGGCAGCGTGCGGATCTCCAAGAAGGACGGCCGCCTGGTCGTGGACAAGATCCTCGCCATCTCTGCGTGGTGCAAGGCCATGCTGGACGTATTAGGAGTAGAGGAGGGGGCGGCATCATGATGTACGGGCTGGAGCTGATCAAGAGCGCAGAACTCACGCCGAGCCCTTCCGCACTTCCGGCGGAGAGGGTGCCGGACGAGGTGTCCGTCCTCCGCTCGGACGTGGCGGAGCTGCGCGCCATGCTGGTGGCGCAGAACAGCCTGCTGGAGCAGGTGGCGCAGGCGCTCTCCCAGACGCGGGTGAGCCGCGGCCAGGAGCGCGCGCTGCATCAGGCGGTACGCGACCGCGCAGTTTTTCTTCGCGAACGCGAAGGGCTGCCGGCGGACGCCGGCAGGAAGATCTCGGCTGCGATCCTCTCGACCGTCCGCCAGCTGACGGGGTGCAGGGCGCTGGGAGACGTGCCGGCAATAAAGTTTGACAACGTGATGAGCGCCATCCAGGCATGGGACATGGCCGGTGCGCTGCGGAAGATCAGGAGGGGATTGAATGACGAACGCTGAAGCGATCCGGATCATTAATCAATATGACTGCAATTTCTACTGGACGGACGGGGAGAAGATCCCGACCGAGGACTTGATCGAGGCGTTTTACATGGCCGGCAAGGCGCTCAAGGAAGTGGATTATCTCCGATCCATTTGCAGGCAAGAGGGTTGCCTGACCTGTATATTCCATAAGAATGATGAACCGGCACTGTGCAGCGAGCCGGATCGCTGCGTCATCGGTGAGGACGGCTGCTGCGAGGGGTACAAGTACGCCGGCGTGCCGGAGAATTGGAGCGTGCAACAATGAGCTGGATGATCCTGCTGATGAAAGAGAAAGACCTCGTCGGGGATAAATGGGGCGACGGCTGCCGGCACTGCCGTTTCCTTAACACGCTGAAGACCAGGGCTGAGTGTATCTGCGACGAGCGGGTGAACGTCTACCGGGACGGGAAGCTCTCCGATCACCGGCCGTATGAGTGCCCGTTCCGCTACTACACCAACGTCGAGCCCATCACGGACAAGCTGTACGGAATGACCAAGGAGGAGACGGCCGGCTTCTTTGCCGGCGCCCAATCCGAGCACGCGAATTATGTCGCGCTGGAAGAAAACCGAGACAGATTTGTCCAGTCAGATGCTTACAGGAGGTATCACAGCGATGAAAACCCTGTCGACCCGTGAGCAGCTGGACTGCCTGATCGTGGCGCTGGAGAGCAACCTGGAATCCATGGACGCTTATGAAAAAAGCTGCGCCGATCGAGCCGAAAGCCTCCCCATGGGCATCATGTTCGCCCAGAACCACGGCATGGCGAGCGGCGCCGCTTACTGCGCGGAGCTGACCCGCCGGACGCTGGAAGCCGCGAAGAAGCAGAGGGCCCGCTTGGCTAACGAATAAACATAACGGTGTGCAGTCCGCAGCGGGGGCGGCCAGTGCCAAGGATAGGGCTGCACACCTGGGGGCGCCTTGCAGCGGGGGCGTCCTTGATCTGACCCGGGGCAGCACCGGGGCCTCCGGCCAATATAAAGGAGAAGATGCCTTATGGTTAAGAAGGGCGAGATCATCGTCGCCAACGATCCGGACATTCTGGATATGTACATCTGCGAGGTCGTGCGAAGCGGCGAGGAGTACAAGGGGAACCTGTGCGTGCGCGTGCTGGAGATGGTGCGCTATCCGGAGCAGCACGCCGTGATGCACCCGGACGTGGCCAGCGAGAACCCGCCGCTGCCGCCGGGCAGCACGGCCATGCTGCGCTTCGTCTCCCGCGTGGGCGGCGTGCAGCCGGACGGGGACAGGATGCAGAAGAGCGCCGACTACTACCGGACGATCGGCACCAGGGGATACAAGGCCAGCTTCGACAAGGCGCTGGGTGAATACGAGCAGAAGGTGCGGACCGCGATCGCCTTCCGCAGGAAGTACCCGATGAGCCCGCTGCCGATCCGGGACGAGGCGGAGCTGGAGATACTGGAGCGTCACAAGCGGCGGGAGTTTAACGGACGGAGGAGCAGCCAATGGTCGTGAACTATATCAGGGAAGTCTCCGCTTTCATGGCCTTCCAGATGGAGGAGGAGCTGAGCGGCAGCGCGCAGCTGCTCTGGCACGCGCTGATGCACGTGGCCAACAGCCGCGGCCAGGGCGGGGACTGGCCGGAGAGCATCCGGATCTCCAACCGGAAGCTGCTGCTGTTCCTGCCGTTCAGCGAGGACACGCTCTCAGCTGCGCGGGACGAGCTGGCGGCGGCCGCCCGGATCCGCTACACGCCGGGGAGCAAGCGGGAGCGCCCGGTGTATGAAATCGTGTACTTCTCCACCGAGTTATCCACAAGCACCGGCGATTGCCCGGGAAATAACCCGGGAAATGACCCGAAATTTTCGGGTGAATCTGCGGAACTAATCCAAACTAGAAACACATACGCATACGAGAGCGTTGACGACGACGAGGAGATTCGCGCGCGCGCGGAAGCACCCGCTGCCGATCACCAGGAGGAGGAGAGGGTGACGGCCGTGCGGCAGGCCTGGCGGGAGTACATCGGCCCGGAGGCGCTGCGCTCGGAGGCGGAGCGGTTCCTCGTGCAGATCGCCGGGCAGCTGAAGCTGCCGCCGGGAATCATCCGGGAGGCGATCCACGCGGCGGCCTTCGCAAACGCCAGGGCGCCCGCGGCCTACGCGGCCCAGGTGATGACCGACTGGGCGGAGGAGGGCGTGCGCAGCCTCTCCGACCTGGGCGAGCTGCAGGTGATGCGGGACGTGCACCGTGGACGGCTGCAGGACGGCTGCGGGCCGGTGACGGCGGACGATCTGGCGGAGGCGAGGCGGCGCCGGCTGGAGCGGGGTGCCTAGCAACCTTCCGGATTTTTCATCCGCCGGAAAGTCCGCGGGAAAGCCTTTGATTGTAAGCATAAACGGGGCCGTTGAGTTTCGTACTCTTAGGGGCACCGGAAAGAAAAGGGGGCAGGGACATGAGCAGGGTGGAGCCCATCCGCAGCATGGAGGACATCCGGCGGATTCTCAGGATGCTGGCAGCGGACGAGACGCCGATCGGCCGCCGGCGCTTCCTGCTGTTCGTTGTCGGCATCAACACGGGGCTGCGGATCTCCGACATCGTCCGGCTGAGGGTCGGGGACATCCGCGGCGGATCCATCTGGATCACCGAGAAGAAGACCGGGAAGCGGCAGGACTTGCCGGTCTCCGATGAGCTGTACCGCATCGTGCAGAAGCGGTGCCAGGGCCTCCCGGACGACGCCTGGCTGTTCCCGGCGAGGCAGCAGAAGAGCAGGCGGAGGATGCCGGTGGACGCGCCCGGAAGCCAGGCCGCCAGGCGGAAGCGTGAGCTCTACGACGCGCAGCCGGAGGGGCCCAGGCACATCACGACCCGGACGGCGTACAACGACGTGCGGGCCATCGGAAAGGCCGCCGGCCTCACCGAGCACGTGGGCTGCCACACGCTGCGCAAGACGTTCGGCTACCAGAGCTACCAGGCCGACCACGACGTGGCCTTTCTGCAGGGCTGGTACCAGCACATCCACAGCGATGTGACGCTGCGCTACATCGGCATCACGGCCGACCAGAAGCGGCGCAACGTGAACCGGATCAGCGCCAGGCTGATGGGCGGGCTGTGAAAATCCCAAGAGTTGGGAATTTGGGGAGTGGTTTCATGAACGAGATGGAGCGGCAGGTGCACGGCTCATCCTCGCTGGAGTTCTACGGGGCGCCGACGCGGGGCAAGCGGCATATCTGCCCGGTGTGCGGGACGAAGTTCGTGGCGGGCACAAGCTGGGTCTACCGCACGAAGGCCAAAGTCTTCTGCCGGTGGAACTGCCAGGTGGCCTGGGAGAAGGCGCACCCGTCCAAACCGCAGAGGCTGCGGGGCGCTGCGGCCTACGGTTACTATCTGACCAATACCGACGTGTGGAAGGACAGCCGAAGGGGCTGCGAGGCGCGCGTGCGCTACTGCCGGACGAACCTGGAAAAGTACCGGATGAAGCTGATGAACGGCGGCACCCATCACGGGCCGAGACTCCAGGGCGTGATACTCCGCTGGCAGGCAAAGCTGGACGACGCGCTGACGCAGCTCGCGAGAATGGAGGCGGCAGAGAATGGAGCGGAATGAGGTGATCGAGTGCATCCGCCACTGCGGGCGCGGCGTGTGCGCCGGCTGCCCGTACAGCGCGAGGTGTCAGCACATGAACCTCAGCCCGGAGGCCGCAGCGGACGCGCTGCAGCTGCTGGACATCGTGACCTGCGGGGAGTGCCGGCACCGCCTGCAGTGCCTGATCTCCGGCGAGCACGGCCACGGGTACGACTGGTTCTGCGCGGACGGGGAGAGGTGAGAACATGAGCGTGATCTACATCGCCGGCCCGATGAGCGGACGGCCGGACAAGGGGCGGGCGGCCTTCGCCGCGGCGCAGGAGTGGCTGCGGCGGCGCTACGGCTGGATCGTCCTCAACCCGGCGCTGCTGCCGGACGACCTGCCGGCGCACAGCTATATGCCGGTCTGCCTGCAGATGCTGAACCAGGCGGAGGCCGTCGGCCTGCTGCCCGGCTGGCGGGGAAGCCCGGGCGCGGTGCTGGAGCGGGACTTTGCCAGATACCAGGGGATCCGCGTGATCGACCTGGAGCAGGATTTGGGATACGACGAGGAGGAGGCATTGGCAGATGGCAACGAAACAGACGACACAGCGGCCGCTGAACCGCGCGGAGATCGACGCGTACAACGACCTGACGGCCTGCACGTCGCAGATCCTCTGGGGGAGTGGGACGCTGGAGAAGAGGCTGCGCGAGAACACAGCGACCGGCTGGCGTGACCTGCGGCTGGCCATCAGCCGGCTGATGGCGACGATCCGGACGATCAGCGAGACGATCCCGGAGGAGAAGCGCCGGCAGATCCGCAAGAACGCGGAGCACTGCCGGGTGAAGCTGGCCTACGGCCCGCAGGCCGCGCACGATCCGGAGATGCACCTGATCCGCACCGAGGAGTTCGGCGTCATCCTCTACGCGGCGCTGGAGCAGTGCAAGCTCTGCATGGGCTCGGCCGACCAGTGCCGCACCTGCCAGCTGGGCAAGGCCGTCGACCGCGTGAGCTGGATGAGCCGCGGCGGCCGCGCCTGGTGGGAAGTGTTCGCGGAGACGGACAGGCCGGAGACCTCTCCGCCGGCGCAGGACGCCGGCACCTCTCCCAAAGGGCGAGGCGAGGGGGTGGCGTGATGAAACCGATGACGGCGCGGGAGCAGCTGGACTGCCTGATCGGGGCGCTGGAACGGGAGACCGCGGCGATCCGGAAGCGGGACAGGCACCTGCAGCGCGACCTGACGCGGCTCAGCATGGAGCCCTCGGTGGAGAAGAAGGCGTGGCTCGTCCCGTGGACGCAGGGGGCGCAGAGCTCCTGCGGCGCGATAGGGGATGACCTGGATAAAATCCTGAGGATAGCCGTGCGGAACCGGGCGAAGCTGAAAGAGTGAGCGGGAGAAAATCCCAATAATTGGGAATTTGGAAGGAGTGCGAGCGCCATGGGCACCAAGGAGGCCTGGCAGATCCTGACGGAGTACCGGAAGATGGACGGCCGCGTGGCGGAGCTGACCGAGCGCCTGCGCCTGCTGCGCGAGAGCGCCACCCGCATGAGCAGCGTGATCGGCGGCACGCGCACATCCACCGGGCTGAAGAGCAGCCGGGTGGAGAAGGTGGGCGTGCGCTGCGCCGACCTCGCCCGGCAGCTGGACGCGGAGATCGACCGGCTGAACGAGCGGCGCTTTATGATCCAGGACGCCATCGACCGCATGAGCGACGTGCAGCAGCAGCGCGTGCTGGAACTGCGCTACCTCGACGGCTCCAAGTGGTACGACATCATGGCGGCGCTGGGCTACCGCAGCTCCAAATCCGTCTACGACCTGCACCAGGCCGCGCTGCTCTCCTTCGCCGGCGCCTGGGAGGACGAAAAAAGCAATTGAAAGTAAACGCCTGACCGTGCTATTTTGTTAATGTCGGGACGACCGCAGAGAAGCGGACGTCCTTTTTCGTGGGAAAATCCCAACAATTGGGAATTTGGGAGGGCAGTATGCGGCACAAGGACAGAGCCTGGGCGCGGGCGTTTTACGTTTCGCAGGCGTGGATCCAGTGCCGCGGGAACCTCTGCGAGCGGTGCGCGGAGCGCGGGCTGATCGTGCCCGGCGATGAGGTGCACCACAAGATCAGGCTGACGCCCAGGAACGTGAAGGACCCGGCCGTGGCGCTGAACTGGGACAACCTGGAGCTGCTGTGCAAAGACTGCCACCTGGAAGAGCACCGGCCGATTCACTGGCGGACGGATGAGGCGGGGCGGGTCGACCTTGATGAAGCGGCGCGCCTCCGGGACCCCCCCCTAGGTGCGCCGCGGGGGCCTGCCCTTAATAGC